GTAATGAATCGGTAATTATAAGAACGAAACAGGTGTTTGCAGATACATTTTCTAAATTAGAGAATATAAAAGAAAAAACAAATGAATCTAGAAATTTTGAAGATTTACTTTTAATTTTGGTTTCCGACCAAATAGGAGAATTATGAGAATAGACGAACTTAAAATAAATCTTAAGGATACCTTGACGGCATCGCATTATCGTACTATACTTAAAATGTTGAAGAGTGACCATTCGACAAACAAGAATGCAGCTCACGCAAAAAATCAAATTATTAAATTATGGAAACGCGGCGATAAGGAAATTGCCCATTACGAAAAATATTTAACTCAATTGAATATTAATTTTCGTGATTTAATAAAAAAATAATGAATTTATTTGAAATAAGAAAGCAAGATATGGGCGGAAATGCAGTTCCTGGCGTAGGTGCATTACATAAATCTGAATTATCACCTACATTACGTTCTCTAGAAAAAAAGTTAGGATTATCTGAAAATTTTTTAGATAATAGATTACTTGGTTCTGTTGGTAAGAAGACATATTCGGGCGATATTGATATAGTGATGGATCCGATTATTTCTGAAGAGGTGGTTGAATTTTTTAGGGATTTGAAGATTCTATATGGAGTTGATTCAGTCCGAAAGAATGGTAATATAATCAATGTTGCAGTTCCGATTGAGCAATTCAACGAATCATATCATGATCGATTACCACGTACAGGTAAAGTACAGGTAGACTTTATTTTTGCAGAACCAGAATTTACTAAATTATTTCATTTTTCCCCAGGCGATGAATCTGCATACAAAGGTGTTCACAGAAATATAGCACTTTCATCTATAGCATCATTAACTGAGGTATTTGTCAGTGAAAATTTAGATGATCAAGGTCGGCATGTAGAAAAAATTCGCTGGAAATGGAGTCCGCAAGGTTGTTTCAAGATCAAAAGATCATCCAAATTATCTGAAGATGGTCGGTGGTTAAAAACACAAAAAGATGAAATAATTGGTGAGGTATTAAAGGACCCACAACAGATAGTTGAAAAATTTTTTGGCACAGATGCAGCAATTAATGACTTAGATAGTTTTGAAACAATTATAGAAGCAGTTAAGAAATACTTTTCTGAATCTAAACAGGATGAAGTATTTAAAAGAATTGCTTGGAATTTAGAAGATTATAATAAAAGGTCAACTAAAACAGATTTGTCAAGGTATGGAGTTCCACCTGAAATCGAGCCTTTTATGTCCAAAAATGATAAATAAAATTATACGCAAGAAATACATTATCTTGCTAAGATCAAAGGAGATTTAAAATGACAATTAAAGTTAATGGTGCAGCATATTCTGGTATTTGGGTTGAAAAGCAAGTTACTTTCGCGACAATTACTTTCGCGACAAATATTGCTGCTTCGAATGATTATTCGGTGTTCGGTGTAGTTGAAAGCTGCCTTGTTCAAGCTCTCAAGTATATTGAAATGTCCGCAACAGTTCTTGGTGTAAGCCCATACAACACTACCACAAACAGTGTTCAGGTTATGCTTGGCTATGCCGAAGGTATGTTTTCTGATGTAAATGGTGTTATTGCAACTGCAATTCCTGTAACAGGTGCAGCAGTTGACAATACTCAAACACCACCTGCTCCAGTTTCGCCAATTACAACCACATTCAATGTGACATTTGCATATTGGGATGGTTCTATGCCAACAGCAACATTGAGTAATGGTGCTCTTGCTATTGGTCCTGGTGCAACATCTGGTGCAACACCAACTAACTCCCCAACTGGTACAGATGGTTACTATCCAGTCGAGTTTGATGTGGCCTAATAGAAATATATTTCTAAAACTAAAGCACTCTTCGGGGTGCTTTTTTATTGGCCAAAATCTTCTTATATGATAAATACAATAATATTAGGAGATCCTATAAATGACTATTCGTGTTAATGGTGGTATTATCAATCAACAGATGTTGACTGGTAATCTTAGATATTTTAAAATGGTAGGCCCATTTGCGTGGACTGTGTCTGACGGAACTGTTAATTTACCAGTAATTACAACAGGTGGTGCGACACCTGTTACTACATATTTTGTAGTTGGACAAGATTTTCCAGTTCCTCTTAGTGCTGCAGAACTTGCATTACAGGAAATTTCTACCGAGTGTACAATTGTAATTATTGGATTAATTGGTAATTATGGTTCTACAACTGAAATTGATTTTGCAGTTGAAAATGGATCTATTGGTTGGGGTTCTGATACGCCGCCTTATAGCACACCGCCTGCAGATACCGATCAAGATCCTACCGCAGCAGCAACCGAAATGCAGGCAGCAGTTCGTGCATTAGGAACAGCTACAGTTTATGTAAGTACCGGTGGATCACAAAATCCTTCTGCAGCACCAGTAACTGCAACAGCAAATTTTTCTACAGTAACTATAACCGAAGTTACATCGTTCCAGTTAGCTTAATCTAAGAAGCTTAAAAAGCACTCAATTTTTGAGTGCTTTTTTTTGGCCATATATTCTAGTTTCTTGATAAATATATGAAAATATGTTATATCCATTAAACCAATTATCTATAATGGAATAATAGATTATAACTAAATAGATAGAGATTAATTATGCCAATAAGAATTAATGGTGCTGCTTCATCGATGCAGGACTTGACTGCTGATCTTCAGTATTATGTCTGTTATGCCGAAAGTCCCGGAGCCTTTACAGATCCAAATCCTAATCCACCACCTGATCAAGAAATAGCACGTCTTGTAAATATTCAGGTAACAGGTGAAATTTTAGACCAAAGTCAAAAGAACTTTGAAGTTTTATTGATGAGTATTGCTCTTAGGGCAATGCCTGTCATTCTTCAGGATCCGGTGGCTGTGCTTGATTTATCAGTGTTGACACCGGAATTGTCTGGTGAAGGATTTATGTGGAAATTTGCAGTTGAAAGAGGTGTACAATTTTTTAATTTTACACCATTTGGTACTCCAGGGCCTGTCGGATTATTAATTGATGATCTAGATGGATTACCATTACCGAGCGGTGTCAGAATTACTACAATATCGGGTAGTCCTAGTGGTTGGGCGCAAAATCTTGCTTTTTATAGGATGGATCAGTTCTAATGCTTACTAATAATCATAAAATAACTTCATTGGCATATGAAGATATAGTTTCTCAATTATCGGAAAAATATGAAATAACACCCGAAGTTGCGAGAACTGTCGTAAAGGATTTATCTTTTCTCGAATATAATTCTCTATTAGAGCAAAATGGTGGTCCTGCAATTGGTACAGTTAAGCCAGGTATGTATCCACAAGTACAACAAGTTTCTCAGACAGCATCATCTGATACGTTAAAAAGAAAACAAAAAGAATTAGCAGCAGACATCGAAGATGTAAAAACCGAAGATATTATACCACCATCTGAACAAACACCGGGTAATCCACAAGTTAATTCTCCATCATCCCAACAACAAGGATCTACACAAGTAAATTGGGCTGGCAATGATACACCAATTCAACAGGGTATGCAAGTTGGATTAAAAGATCCTCAGACAGGGATGGCAATGCCACATGAGGTTGTTCAAGTCGATCCATCAACAAAGGGTGTTATTTTAAAGGACCCTCAGACGGGGCAACAGCAATCTTATAATCAGGGCGACTTAGTTCCTATAGCAAGTAATTCAAATTCATCGAACACTAATTCACAGTCCTCGACACAACCAGTTGTACCAACATCTGGTCAACAATTAAACCAATCATTTGATCACGGCGATAATGAGATAAAAAGAATTCTGGAATTAGCCGGAATTAAGGAAAATGGTAGTGGTGGATGTAGTGCAGGCGGAATGGCAAGCGGCGCTACAACTGCTGGAAATATTGCATCTGTTGCCGCACCACTGGGAAAAATTAAGAAAAGAACACCACAAGCTGAAGAATCTGGTAATGGTACAATACATGGAAAAATTGATCCAAATGCAGCGACAGGTGAGCTTTCGCGAAGATTGGCTGATGCAAAGATGAAAACTGCTAGTAGAAAAAACAATGGCAAAAAAGTTACTTAAAAAGATTAATGATAAGGAAAAGCTACTTTCTTTGTTTGATAATGCAATAGAGAAAGCAACTCATACCACTATGCAAAATAGTGAACCTATAATAACGGCCAATAAAGATACATTTGTTGGATTATTTCTTGTCCATAAAAAAATCGATAATTGTTATGAAATTAGAGAATCAGCAAGTAAGAAACCTTTATATAAAGATATATACTTGTATGAGGCAGCAATATCGATAGCACAGCGATTATCAAAAGGGATAACTAATTCGATTTCTGAAATTCTTAAAATAGATAAAGATTATAGTAAGCATCGTAACGATATGGTGCATTATCTTCATTGTTATAAGGTAGCAATACAGAAAAAAGATATAGAAAAGATGTCAATTCTTGAAGATAAGTTTCAAATGTCCGAACAATTATCAAAACTAATTAAAAATAGAATGTCAAAATTTAAATTAGTCAGATAATGCATTTGAAATGATAAATACTAGAAATTAATATTTAAAGGACGGTAATATGATTTTAAACAACATTGGTAGACGACCTATTGCTACGTTTAGAAAAATAAACCATTATTTAGAAGAAAACCACGGGTTTAAGATTTCAAAAAATTTAGGCGAAGCCGATTTGCAAATTGCATTTCAGAAAGTCTATGAAGAAATTAAACAATTAAAACTTCAAGGTGATACTGCATTAAGATCGCCGGAAATTTCTAAAAGATTACTGGTACTTGAAGCATTAAAATCTTTGAAAGAAGATCAAATGGTTCAGTCGCCTGTTTTCCAATCTATAAAGAAGAATTTAGTTGATTATATTGTTGATTTTGTAACATTAGAATCAACCGGTCCCGAGGATTTTAATTCTATTTTTGATGAAGCAATTAAAAACGGTATGAGAGAATATCGATCTAGTCGATATAGATTTCCTGAAGCAAGACTTGAACAAGAAGTAAGAGAGGATGCTGGTTTTCAGCTTAATATGAGAATGAACGGAACAGAACCAATTGTTGATGAAGATACATGGGGACATGCAGGAAAGAGAGCAAGTGCATTTGGCGGCCATCCTGCCGATCCTACTGGTAAAGAAGATGTTATTAATAAATTACATGGTGGCGGATTAAGCCTTACACCGCAAGATCACGAAGATGATGAGGGTATACCGATGGTACGAAATCCAAATACAGGTAAAATGATGAGAGATCCATTTGCAGCAAAAAAGCAAGCATTGGCTAAAGGAATGATGGGTGAATCGGCTAATTTGGTAAAGCGTCTTCGTCATTTATTAGAAACCGAAGTTAGTCAAGCCGAAGTAATGATGGCTGCTAAAGGCTTTGCACAGGAACTTCAGGAAATGGTTGAAAAAATTGGTCGTCTTCAAAATGAAGATTTGCCACCAGTTACCGACCAGATGAGAGAAACATATGGTACAGATTCTGCATCTGCTTTCCAAACCCAAATTTATGGTGCATTGCAAGGAATTATGGATGCACTTTATACCGCAAAAAGTCAAGTCGACGATGCTGTTAATAATCTTGCAACAACTGGACAGGTTATGGCTCAGGTCGATATGGATGCCGATGTTGGCATGGATGACGGCAGTTTGGAATTAGATGACCTAGCTTCTGAATTGGGCGATGAAAATCCCGAAGACGAATTTGGCGGCGCTGAAGTAGAAGAACCTCTGGGACGTGCTCAAAAGGAATCTATTAGTTTAGAACAAAAAGTCCTTGAAATGAAAAAACTGGTCGAAAAAGCAAGAAAACTAAAAGAAGGTAAAAAATAATTGCTGGAATTATTAAGGATTAATAATGAGAGCATATGAAATATTACGAGAAGACTATAACGCGCAACTAGAATCAGATTTGAATAATATTCTAGTTAGTGCTAAGGCAGCAGGCATATCTGATATTAAACCAGAGGCCATAGTTCAGCAGATGCAAAAAATGGGATATTCTATCGATGTTGATAGTTTAATTACATTATTGCAAGGTAGCGAAATGATACAAAATGCTAGTCCTGATAATATTCATGTCGGGGCAGAAACACCGACAGCTGATTCAGGAGTCGATACACAAAGTAAAGTAAATGGATTGGCAATGTCGGCAACATCAAAAGGATTAAAATAATGTCTGATTGCTCTTGCACCCCATCGTCAACTGGTTTTCCCACTGCATCACAAACAGAACAATCGGCAATGAATTGGCCGATTGTTTGGTCTGAAATTAATGCAATCCAACAAGCAATTTTATCGGCAGCAAGTCCTTGCCAATCGGGCGGCGCCCAAACAAGCGTCTGTATTGGTGGAACAACACCGATGACTTTTATTTCTGGTATTACTGGTGTTTCAGTAATTGATGGTGGCGCTGGATATTATATTGATATACCTGCTGTCAAATTTATTCCTCCATACAATGTAATTATCCCCGGGGAAGATTTAGCAACTGGTACAGTAATAACTAATGGTAGTCGGATTTTATCAATCAATATAACAGGTGGTGGCCACGGATATGAACCTGTACTGGCTTCAGCAAATATAACTTCTATGACTGGTTCTGGTGCAGTATTGTCGGTAATTGTTGGTGCTGATACTTCTGTTTATGGCATTTCTGTTATTACAGCAGGCACAGGATATAATGTTAATGATACAGTTAATATTGTTAGAGCGGTGGCCCCGAATGTCTTGTATGTAAATGCGGTAGCATCGATTGGTAGTGTAGACATAAATGGTGCTATTTTATCTATAAATGTGACAGTTGCAGGCACAGGGTATCAACCAAGCGTTACACAGGCACAAATTGTTTCTACCTTAAATTCGAATATACCATATATTACTGGTTCGGGTTTTAATGGTACAGTATTAACAAATTCATCTGGTGTAATTCAGTCGGTAACAATTTTATCTGGCGGAGCCGGATATACAAATTTACCACCTCAATTAATTATTTCTGATCCAGGCACAGGTTTTACATCAACAGTAAGTTTATCCGGCTCAAGCGTTGATACAATAACTATATTAACAAATGGTAGTAATTATACCCAGAATGCAACAGGGTCTGTTATTAATCCACCCACTGGCCCATCCCCTGCAACACCGGCCCAAGTTCAACTAACTATTCCGGTTAACACATTTGGAACAAATCCTAATTTATATTATCAGGTGTGGGCCGGAACAATTACTAATTGTGGAATACAAAATCAACTCAACTTTGTAATGTCATATTTTTCTCAATTAGGTTATACTGTAAATCTAAGTACCAATCCAGCAACTGGTACAACACTTCAATGGTGTATTTGTTGGTGTTAATGTCATATAATTGAGTTTCGTTGACATTAACGAAACGTTATGTTATAATTATGTATGAAAATTACAACACCATATGATTATCAACCATTTGAACGAGCCTTAGGTAAAAACGGAAGATTTTATATTGTCGGAGAAGGTAAAAATTTACCTAGTGTAACAACTATTCTATCGGCAACGAAAGATACTTCGTTTTTAACCGAATGGAGAGAAAGAGTTGGCACAACCGAGGCAGCAAGAATTACAACCGAGGCAGCAAACATCGGCCAATCTCTTCATAAAAATATAGAAAACTTTATACTTGATCAAGGACCCCCAGAAGGAACATTATTATCTAAACTATTGGCAAATCTAATTATTAAACAGGGTTTGTGCAATGTCGATGAAGTTTGGGGATCGGAAATAAGTTTATATGCAAAGGAACTTTATGCAGGTACAGCAGACCTTGTAGGATTACATAAAGGTGTACCTGCAATTATAGATTTTAAGAATAGTATAAAAGCAAAGAAGAAAGAGTGGATTTCTGACTATTTTATGCAATTGACAGCCTATGCACTTTGTCATAATGAAATGTATAACACTAATATCGAGAAAGGTGTTGTAATGATAGCTTGCCGTGATGGCCAGTATCAGGAATTTATTATCGAAGGACAGGAATTTATTGATTATCAAACAATGTGGGCAAACAAAGTATGCGAGTATTATTCTCGACTCAATCTCGAATAAATAATAAAATAGATTAGGATTTTACAAATGACCAACCCACAAGTCGTAATATCAAGAATACAAAACAGAAGGGGAACTCAGAGCGAATTTGATGCTTTACCTTCGCCTAAATTAGCACCTGGCGAGATTGGTATGACAACTGATACCCAGCGTGTATTTATTGGTAATGCTGATGGCTCGTATCTTGAATTTACAATACAAGAAAGTTTTAATCAGCTTTTATTTACACCACTTATAATTCCTTTACCTATTTCTGGTACATTTATACCAGTGCCCGGATTGGAATTTATTGCTGGTGGATTATTAAATATCATTTATACAGTTTCGGATACTGCAAGCCCATCGGTACCAGTAAGTTATTCAAAAAGCGGCACTATGACTGTAACTTGCACCACAACACAAACAGATTTAGTAGATTCAGGAATAGAAATAGATGATTATCCATCGGGATCTTCGTTGACATTTTCGTCCCAATATGCATCTGATAATATTTCAGTACAAATTTTATATAGTCACAACTATCCAGTCCCATTGACTTTAAGTACAAGTACAATTCAATGGGTTCCATTCTAAAGAGGTATTAAATGATATGGGGTAACATCCATTCGGATGAACGTCTTCGCCTTTGGAAAAATTTGCGAAATGATATCCAAGTTCTTCCGACTGGAGAACAATTAAATGAAGTAGCAAAATTTTGTTCCTACATGCCTATTGGATCTAGGACATTAGATTTTTACACGCCAGATAGCTGGCCGACTCCTTGGGAGATTTTGTATAATGGTACATGGTGTACAAATTCTATAAGTCTTCTAATTTTTTATACGTTATCATTATCACTTGATTCTAATGTAAAAATTGAACTTATATTAGTTGATGATAATTCCGATAGGTATTTGTTGCCACTAATTGGTGATCAATATCTTTTAAACTATGAATTAAATTCAGTTTCCGATTGGAATAAAGTAAAAGATGATTTCAGAATAATAGAAAGGTATTCTAAAGAACAGATTAAAAAAATAACATGAGAGAAATAAAAGAATGGCATTAAAAGACATTTTAGTTGAAAAAAGGGATGGAACAAAAGAATCATATGATGTATCAAAAATTAAAAAATCAATTCAGATGGCCGCCGAAGGGCAAGATGTTAATCCGCTTGAACTTGAATCAAAATTCGATCAATTTTTGAAACCTGGTATCAAGACGAAAGATATACAATTAAATTTAATTCAACATGCAATTCAGTTGGCAACACCTGACAAACCAGATTGGGTTAATGTTGCTGGTAGGGCATTAGCCATGGATGAATGGGCAAGTTTTCCTTTAAGAGGTAAATCTTTTAAAGAAATTGTTCATTATAATATCAGGAAAGGTTTTTATGCAAAAGAATTACTGCAATTTTATACTGATGATAACTTAGATGAACTTGGTGCAACTATAAAGCAGAATAGGGATTTGGATTATAGTTATGCTAGTTTAATTACAGCAAAGAAAAAATATCTTGGCAAGTATGAATTAAATCAACACATGCATATGGTAAATGCTATGAGATTTGGCCAGCTTGAACCAGTGGAGACAAGAGTTAAATTTGTAAAGGAAGTTTATGATGCATTGTCAAGAAGAAAAATTTCTTTGGCAACACCATTCTTATCTAATTTAAGAAAAGGGGGCAATATTGCATCATGTTTTATCATAGCAATCGAAGACGACCTTGATAGTATTTTTGATAATTATTCAAGAATAGCAAAAATTTCTAAAAATGGTGGTGGCCTTGGCATATTTCTTGGTTATCTTAGAGCCAAGGGTTCTAATGTTAATGGTTATGAAAATGCTGCCGGAACAGTTGTTCAGTGGGTTAAAATTATTAATGATATCCTAGTTGCTGTAAACCAGGGCGGCAAAAGAGCCGGTGCCGGCACAACTGCATTACCAATTTGGCACAATGACATTCAGGACTTCCTGGATATGCAAACCGAACATGGTGATCCAAGGCTGAAAGCTTACGATGTTTTCCCTCAGGTTTGTATCCCCGATATCTTTATGGAAAGAGATAAAGCAGAGCAGCCATGGGTTACTTTCTGCCCATTTGAAGTAAGAGAAAAATTAGGCATCGATATTCGTGGTTTATACGGAAATGCATTCAAAGAAGCATATCTAAAAATTGAAAGGGCGTTTGATGAAGGTAAGTTAAAGGTAGCAAGAAGAATAGATAATGCTAGAACTTTGACAAAGATAATTATGCGTACTCAATTTGAAACTGGACTTCCATATATTTCTTATACTGATACTATAAACGAACACAATCCTAATAAAATGGATCCGGGAAACTATGGTATTCCATGCGTTAATTTATGTACAGAATCATTTTCTAATGTAGTTCCAGATAAGCTTGGGCATGTATGCAATCTTGCTTCCATTGTGTTGGGCAATATTAAGAATTTTGATGAATTGGCTAAGATTTCTTCATTAACTTGTAAAATTCTTGATTATGGAATTACTTTGACCAATCCGCCAGATCCTATAACTAAAAATCATAATGATAGATATAGGACCATTGGTATTGGAATGCAAGGATTGCATGATCATCTAGCTAGAGAAGGGTTGAATTTTAGAGATTTATCTTATATTAGACAAATTAGTGAATGCATCGAATACAATGCAGTTAAACAAAGCATTGAATTATCTCGACAATTTGGTCCATTCCAGGCATACGAAGATTCTGAATGGAAAAATGGAAATATGATTTCTAATTTTAAAAATCATGCTTCTGGAAAATGGGATTGGGATACATTGCAAAAAGAAATGGATAGATTTGGCATTAGAAATAGTCAATTAACTAGTCCGGCACCCAACACCTCGACATCCATTTATATGGATTCAAGTGCAAGCGTATTACCTGTTTATAATGCTTTCTTTGCCGAAGATAATAAGAATGGTAGATTGGTTGTAGTTGCGAAATATTTAAAACAAAATCCATTGGCATATGGAAAAACATTTTCAAAACATTCTGCAGAAGAAATTATTAATGTTGTATCTGAAGTTCAAAAATTTATTGATACCGGTTGTTCTATGGAATTAATTTTTGATCAGAGAAAAGAAACATTTAGTGCAAAGGAATTATATGATGCAATTCATTATGCACATTCGAAGAAAGTAAAAGCAATTTATTATATTCGTACAATTAAGAAAAATGTAACGGTTGATGCAGATATTGAAAGACCAGAAGAAGATTGCGTTGCATGTGCCGGCTGAGATAAATTATGTTAAAGATAGCTGTAATCGGAAGTAGAGGATTTAATGATTATGATTTAATGAAGACAACATTAGAGTCATATAGGATGATAGCCCCGGGGATAACAATAGTCTCTGGGGGTGCCAAAGGTGCAGATTCTCTAGCCGAAAAATATGCGTCAGAAATGGGATTAGAAACAATAATTTTTAAACCCGATTGGAAAACACATGGTAAAATTGCCGGCTTTTTAAGGAATACAACCATCATTGAAGAAGCAGATTTAGTTATAGCTTTTTGGGATGGGGAAAGTCATGGAACATTAGATTCTATGAAGAAGGCAAAGAAATTAAATAAAACATTAATAGAAATAAAATATAAAGAACTATGATAGATTTAAATTTAAAAAGAATATTCAATGAAAACGGAGACGATTCGGTTGTTGCAAGACAACTGATAAATGGTACCGCTACAGGCATCATGAATTTGAATAGTGTTAAGTATCAATGGGCACCAAAATTATTCAAAATCATGTTAAATAATTTTTGGATACCAGAAAAAGTCTCATTAGTTGATGATAAGGTTACACTTAAGGAATTAACTAAAGACGAATTAGAAGCATTTAAGAATACTTTATCTTTTCTTATAGCATTGGATAGTATGCAAGTGTCAAATTTACCTAATTTAGGTGATTATATAACTGCACCCGAGGTAAGTGGTTTATTCACAATACAAGCATTTCAGGAATTAATTCATTCTCAATCATATCAATATATGTTGCAGGAATTATTTCCTAATACAGAACGTGACGCCATTTATGATTATTGGAGACAAAATCCATTGTTATTGAAGAGAAATAAATTTATTGCCGATCAATTTCAGAAATTTATTGATAATCCAACATTAGAAAATTATAAAGTGGCACTTGCTGCAGATTTTGCATTAGAAGGTATTTATTTCTATAATGGATTTCAATTCTTCTATCAATTGGCAGCAAGAAATAAATCTAGTAATGTTGCAAAAATAATCAAATATATTGAGAATGACGAAGTTACTCATGTAAATATGTTTTCTAATATTATTAGAGAATTGTTTGATATGAATGATGAAAGCGATAGGAAAATTTTATTAGATAATTTAATTCAAGCTACTGAGCAAGAAATCGAATGGGGAGTAGAAATTTATGGAGATAGAATCCTAGGAATTTCAAAACAAAGTACAGAAGAATATGTTAAATATCTTTGTAATCAACGTGCTAAGGTTTTAGGTTTAGGATCTCCATATAAGGGATTTTCAAAAAATCCATATGAATATTTATCTGCAGATCGCAGAGAAAATTTCTTTGAAACAAAAGTTACGGAATACAGTCAATCAGCAGCAATCGAAGGATGGGATGATTTTTAATATGTTAGTTCAAAAACAAAATATACCAAATATACAAGTATTGAAACTTGATAGCGGCGAAGAAATTATTGCAAATATAGTTCAGCATGATGCTGATAATTATTGGGTGAATAATCCATTTGTCTTAATTGCAGGGCAATCGGGATTACAATTTTCTCCATATTTATTGATGGCAGATCCAAATGCCAAGGTAAAGATTTTTAGGTCTCATGTCTTAGCTGAATGTGATCCAAGCAAGGGAATTTTGGATGGGTATGAAAAAGCAACATCCACTTTAGTTCTTCCACAAAAACAAGGAATTATAGTTTAATGCCAAATATTGCATTTATAGGTAGTCAGCTTAGTGATGGTAAAACGATCACTGGACCAGGGATCCCAAGTGTCCGTATTAACGGACAAGTAATTTCAGTTGTAGGTGATAATGTCTCAGATGGTGATACTATGGTTCAGGGTAGCCCAACAGTTCGCGCCGGAGGAAAGCCCATTGTTCGATTAGGTGATATGGATAACGGTGGATCTTCGGTTTCGGATAATGTAAGTACAAATATTTCTTCTAATTAATATGCCTTGTTCAGCACCAGTAATCACAGTAGGTGGAGTACAAATGTCCACCAGCACAGCAGAAAATGCTCAAGATTTAATTGATAGTCTTGGGGACGATAATAGTGACGTAACTCAAGATGAGGTCGAGAGTAGTATCGCTAATGGAAATAATACAGCTGGTACTACCGGTATACAAATACCGCCACCTGTACAGACTACACCACCTGGTCCCATCACTCAAACACCTAAAGCAGAAACAAATACTCAACCAAGTCCTAAAAATTCTGTGCCAGCTACATGTCAGGCGTGGGATGGACAGAATTATGATATTCAAATGAGCCCTAATTTTTTATTAAGGCATTTTACTATTGGATACGGTACTGGTAATTCTCAGAATTTACAAAGAGGGTGTGTATTTCCAAATCAACTTACAGATGTTGACGGGTATGATAAGCAAACACGGTTTTGTAATCTCCAGGCATTGGCACAAAATGTATGTGAAGCTATGCTTGCACAATTTCCTGCAATGAGAATTAACTCCGGTATAAGAAATCAAAATTCTGTAAAAAATGGTGTAAGTCAACATGTTAAAGGCGAGGCTGTTGATATTCAGATTAATGGATTTACATATAATCAATATTGGGATAATGCTGCATGGGTAAGGGATAATATAAATTTCGATCAATTTATTTTTGAACACAGCGAGAAGACAGGAAGTGCATGGTATCATCTAAGTTTTTCTCAAACCAAAAATAGAGGCCAGGTGCTAACAATGTTTAGAAATAATTATAGCCCTGGACTTAAAAAGATGTATTGATTCATTGACAAAAAATGTTGCTCGCAGTATAATAATTACAGTAGTAAACATTTTTAATTATGACTCAAGGAAACATCATGAAATCAACATCAAAGACACCATACGAAATTCGACTCGAATTATTGCAACTTGCCAAGGATATTTTAATGGCAAAACACAGTGTGGCAGATAATTGGGGCACAGAGAATCTAGGCGATGCGAGTTCTTTTGCTCCTAAGACAGCCCCTACAACCGAGGAAGTCATTGCCGAAGCCGAAAAATTAAATCAATTTGTGTCTAAAGCAAGTAACTGATGAAATCTTTGTGGAAAAAGTTTAATGATTGGGTAAAGTATAACCCACCGTATGCTTTAACCACAGCGGGTTGGCGGCTTTTCAAAAAGGAATTTAAAGAAAAAGCTCCAATCCGCTATTTCTTTGAGCATAGGTTTCCGAAGTTATATCGTCCTATTATATGGAAGTATAATAGGATAACTGGTTGGCTTGCAGACAGAATATTATATCGCCAGCATATTATCAATACAGGATTAAAACCAGGATGGTATAATATCAATGATAGAATGCTTCATGGAAATTTTAATCTTCTTAAGGATTATGTTGAAGTAACACGCGCATTGAGTTATAATTATTGGAATATTGAAGAATATCCAATACGTTGGAAATTTATTCCATTCTATACTAGATTATGGTATCGTAACCCAGAATTTGGAATCAAGGCGCTAGAATGGGAAACAACATTGGATGATCCATCTTTACCACCGGTACAACAATCACCAAAACAAGCCGCCGACGCTAGAGAAATTCTATTTCTATATAACTGGTGGGTAAATGTTCGACCTGCACGAAATTTATCTAACGAATTATCCTATGATGACCAGGGATTCGAAATGGGCGCATTAGATGAGGATTTTGATCGAAATGCTGCTGATTTTATTGCTTATAGAAACAGAAGTGCTGAAATCAGAGATCTCGAAAACGAACACGAAAAAGAAGACGAGGAAATGCATATTAGACTGATAAAGATTAGTAAATCATTATATGTATAATTTGCATCAGTTGCTTATAATGCTAAATTGTTATATACTATAAGTGACACTCATTGATATAAGGAAACATCATCATGGATTTAAAAAAAATCACTCAAGGTTTTGCTGGATTGCTTGCCGTTGGTGACATTCACGGTGACATCGAATCTCTTATCAAGGCGCATAATTTTGCACATAAGAATAATCTATTTTTATTATCCCTTGGAGACCTGGTCGACCGCGGACCATTTCCGTTTGAAACAGTTCAAGCCATGTTGAATTTTGTGAAACAAGGCGAAGGCGGATTGATTCGTGGAAATCATGATGATAAGCATTATCGTCATGCACTAGGTAATAAAGTAACATTATCTGGTGATGCACAAAGAACATTGCATGCAGTTGGCGAAGACCGTCTAAAAGATTTTTATTCAATCTATACGGAATTGTATGATCATCCACATACAGGTCATTATCATTACCTTGATAACTGGCTTTTTGCGCATGGTGCTTCACATGAAACTATGTGGGATTTTCCCGATGTGTTATCTTCGGAAGCAAAATCTCGTGCATTGTATGGGCAGGTAACAGGTAAACACGACGAACATGGAATGCCCGAGCGTATCTATGAATGGATTGACGAAATTCCGGAAGGAAAAGTTGCGGTTGTTGGCCATGATAGAAAAGCTATTTATAATGTGAAATTAAAGACACCATTGATGGTGTCAAATGATAATGGTGGCATGGCTATTTTCACAGATACCAGTTGCGGTAAAGGTGGCATTCTAAGTGGTGTAATAATTAAGTTTGACCATGATAAATCTTTATTTGAAAGATTTATTCAATTTGAATAATGAGAAGAAATTTGGAAAGTTTAGGAAAATATGAAATAGGAATTACAGCAGGAAGCTTTGATTTAACACATGCTGGACATTACCTAATGTTCGAAGAATGTAAATCTCAATGCGATTATTTGATTGTATGTTTGCAAACAGATCCTACTATCGATAGGGCTGCAAAAAATAAACCAGTTCAATCAATTAATGAAAGATATTTGCAGCTTCGTGCATGTAAGTACATTGATGAAGTGATTGTATATGAAACAGAAGAAGATTTGTATAATCTCTTCTGTTCATTGCATTACACAAAAAGATTTATTGGAGCAGATTGGCAAGGTAAACCATTTACCGGGCATGATATCAATGGAATGAATGAGAAAATTGTTTTTAATTCTAGGAATCATAAATTTAGTTCAAGCGAACTAAGAAAAAGAGTTTATGAATCAGAGAAAAGTAAATTGAAATGAAGTTAGTAACTATAATTATCAAGCCTTTTAAATTAGATGAAGTTAGGGAAGCGTTAACCGATATAAATGTTGGTGGCTTAACTATGACCACTGTAGAAGGATTTGGTAGGCAGAAGGGATTAACTGAATTGTATCAGCCAGGGGATAATGAAACATATTTATTACCAAAGATAAAGCTCGAGATTGCAGTAAATGATGAAATACTTGATTTGGTAATCGATACAGTTTCAAGACACGCATACACAGGTAAAATTGGTGATGGAAAAATTTTTGTCTCACCATTAGAAAAAGTTTATAGAATTAGGACAGGCGAACAAGATCAGGAAGCAATTTGAAATTTCTTGAATTTGAATGGCTTAAGAAAAACTTGACCTAAAACAAATACAATAGTAAAATAGAATCATAAATAAATTTACGCAAGGGGATAGACCCCACGCATCAATATATGATAGGAGTTATCGTATGAAAAAGCAATTTGACACGGTCGTTTATATTGGCCGCTTCCAACCCCTCCACAATGCACATATCTCGATGTTGAGCAAAGCGGTAATGCTTGCTGAACAGGTAATTGTGATTGTCGGATCCGCAGATCAACCACGAACAGTAAGAAACCCGTTTACGACCGACGAACGTATTTCTATAATCAAGCGAGCTGTTGAAAAACATATTCCAATGCTTGATGTCAAAATGGTGTATGAAACAAATGTTGACACCATCTATAATAATGCAGCATGGTGCATTCGCGTCCAAAACATTGTCGGAAAATATACCAAAAATACTGACAAGATCGCAATAATTGGACATCGAAAAGATAATTCAAGCGAATATCTCGATATGTTTCCACAATGGGGCTTTATTGATCAACCATTAATGGAACCTCTTCATGCTACTCAAATCCGTGATGTTTTCTTTACACCTGATTTATGCAATATGAATTGGTTTAAGGGTGTGTTACCGGAAATTTCTATTGAATTTTTGGAGCAATTTCAAAAAACCGAAGAATATCAGCAATTAGCATTTGAAAAGAAATTCCTAGCATCTTGCAAGATTCCATATGCTGGGTTAAAATATGAACCAGTATTCACTACCGCCGACATGTGTGTATTCCAATCTGGCCATGTGTTAATGGGTACACGAAAATCAGAACCAGGTAAAGGCTTAACAGCTTTTCCAGGCGGATATATGAGGGCGGATGTCGATCATAGCTGCTTCGATACCGCAGTTAGAGAATTCTACGAGGAAACAAAAGCTAAGATTCCTGAAAAAGTTTTACGAGGAAGTGTCGTAGCTGAAAAAGTTTTTGATGCAATGGGAAGAAGTGAACGAGGTCGTATTATCACCCATGCATACAAAGTTGTGCTACCTGATGGCGAATTGCCGAAAGTCAAAGGTAGTGATGATTTACGTTCGGCAAAATGGATACCCATTAGTGAAGTAAAGAGGTCAGAATGCTTTGAAGATCATTATGATATCTTGCATTATTTCGCAAATCTGGGATAAGGTAGTTTAAACACATAGAGGAGAAGTATCATGTTTAATATGGGTAATATGAATAACAAGGTCATGGACAAGTTTTTCAAGAAAGTCGATGGCGTTGTATGGGATATCATGACAGGCCGCGTCGGCGTAAAATCCACAGATGGCATTACAACAATCGATGGCACTGGCGACAATGCACAAATTGTTGTGAATATGTTTGAAGACTTTGGAATGGAAGTGCCAGCTTTTGCGCAATCCACTCCGGTAGAAGCTGTAAACCTCGGCGACTTGATTTATGGCGATAGGAAGCCAATGGGCTGGGTTGTTGATATCACAAAGACGCCCGAAAAGGTAGACGCCGCCGGAACAGTTACGGCACCAAAAGCAATCAGATTCACTATTATGCGTCCCGACGGTACACGCACCGAATGGCGCCCTGCCAAGCTTACTATGCTTGGTTTTGAATCTGGTGTCATGGTATTGCGCAGCTTGATGAATATGTTGCCCGGCGGTGCCAATGGTTTGGCACAAGTTCAAAACATGATTCCAATGATGGCCATGATGGGTGGCGGTAACATGGACCTTGGTTCTGTTATGCCATACATGCTTTTTGCACAAATGGGTGGTGTTGCAGGTACTCCTGATCCAAACGCACCAAACACAATGATGCAAATGATGCCACAAATCATGATGATGCAAATGATGCAACAAATGATGGGCAACAAGAATGGTGGCTCCGGTCGTGCCAATTCTGGCAACGGTGGCTTTTTTGGAAATAACTAATTAGGAAGGAGAGTATTATGGGTAATGCAACGTGGGATAGAAATGAATATGCAACTCGTTCGGCAACAATTGCGAGTGCATCAAGGGAACAAATTTTCACAAAGCATGCGGTCGAAAGTAAATTCGATCCACGCTCGGTGACAATTCGTGAATCGGTCGATTCGGAAAGCAATCCGGTATCAAATCCAATTATTATCGGACTTGATGTAACGGGTTCGATGGGTATTATTGCAGAAAAGATTGCAAAGAAGGGGCTTGGTACATTGATCGAAGGTATCTTGGATAGAAAGCCTGTTACCGACCCGCATATTATGATCATGGCAATCGGCGATGTGTTCCACGATCACGCACCTTTGCAGGTTACACAATTTGAAGCTGATATTCGAATTGCCGAACAGCTTTCTGAATTGTGGCTGGAAGGTGGTGGTGGCGGCAACTCCTTTGAATCCTATGATTTGCCATGGGCATTCGCAGCCAGGAAGACAAAAATCGATTCCTTCGACAAGCGCGGCGTGAAGGGTTATTTATTCACCATCGGCGATGAAAATCCTCCGCTCGAAGCAGTTTCTTCTTCTCAACTGAAGGAATCAATCGGCGCCGGCAGCCAAGGTAATAGTTCCACAATTGAATTGCTTGCAGAAGCACAAGAAAAGTGGAATGTGTTTCACGTGATTGTTGAACAAGGTGATTATGCTCGCCGTGCTCTTTCACGTGTTTCTGAAAATTGGAAAAATTTACTCGGCAGAAAAGCAATTCATCTTAATGATTACGATTGCATTGCAGAAGTTATTCTGTCTGTAATCGAAGTCAATGAAGGTGCCGATCCCGAAGAAGTAATCAAGAGCTGGGAAAACACCAAGATCAGAAACGCAGTCGAATACGCTTTATTCGGAAAGCAATAAAATGGAATATGTGTCTGTAGTTATTGGAGCTAGTTATGGCGACGAAGGAAAGGGCTTGTTTACCGATTATCTGGTAAAAAATCCAATTCCTGCAAAAATGCCAAATAAAAAGCTTCCAATAGCAGTAGTTCGTTTTAATGGTGGTGCTCAAGCTGGCCACACTGTAACTACGGATGAAGGAATTAGACACGTATTCCACCATTTTGGTTCGGGCACCCTTCGTGGTGCCCCTACCATTCTTTCTAGATTTTTTGTAGTTAATCCAAGGCTTTTTCTAAAAGAGGCACTCGAATTAAATGCAATCACGGATAAAAAAATTAGTATTTTTGTAGATCCGGATGCCCCGATTACTACACCTTTTGAGGTATATATAAATCAGGAGATAGAAAAAGCCCGCGGTGCCTTCAGACATGGTAGCTGCGGTGTTGGTTTCGGTGAAACTCTCGAAAGAGAAGATAAGGATTTTTCCCTTACCATGTATGATATTGCATCACGCGGTATAAAAAATAAATTAGAAAAAATTCAGAATGAATGGCTTCCTGCAAGATTAAAAAACTTAGGACTAGATCCTGAATTTAAGTTACCAGAAAATACAATTGATATTTTTATGGAAGATATCAATGAATTTATAAAACTGGTAAACATTATGCCAGATACAAGTGCAATGAATTTATTCAATCATATTGTATTTGAAGGTGCTCAAGGATTGAGATTAGATCAAAATAGTGAAGATTTTCCCTATGTAACCCGATCAAACACCGGATTAGAAAATGTTTCTGTGTTGCTAGAGAATTATAATGGGGAAATTGATGTCTATTATATTTCTCGTTCTTATTTAACGCGGCACGGCGCCGGCCCCCTGAAAGGCGAGTTCCCCTCGCCTTTCTACAGTGTTATGGATAAAACTAATGTGCCTAATCCATACCAAGGTACACTAAGATTCGCATCATTGGATTTTGAAAGAATGGCTAATGATGTCAAGAAGGATAAAGAGCATTTAGCAAAAGATTTCAATACATATGGTGTCATGACATGGTGTAATGTTATTGGAAATGAAATATTAGATACATTAGTTAATAATTTTTCCAATGCCATTGATGCAAAGAATATTTACTTATCTTATTCTCCGGTCGCTGAAAAAATGATGGTGAGATAATGACATTCTATGTTACGACATCAACATTAGATAAAAAAGGTAGGGACGATCTCTGGCTTTGGTCAGAGATGAGGGAAATTGAAACTGAATATGTTCGCGGTGGATGGAGCGATGGTGTAGTTGATTTGATTTTGCCACATATTGTATTTAAAGAAAGTGAAGATGCAATTGCTTATTCACTTAGATTTGGCGGCCAGGTATATGATAAAATACCAATAAAAGATTGGAAATCAAATTATGATGGCGTCGAGGTGGATGACGACTCGGTGTTTTGACATAAGCAAAGGAATTTGCTATAATTAAAAGTAACACAAGTCCTAGAGATAGACTTTAGGCATTCTTATTTAAAGGAGTTTTAAATATCATGGGTAACATTCAATATCGTAATGGTATTATTGCAGCAATTCGTGAAAAATATGGTATCGCAGGTGATACCGACAGCTACAAGATGACGCATGCTCCGCAATATCCTACAGATGCAACCAATATGCAAAGTTATATTTCGTCACGCGGTGGCGAATATCCGGTGTTGCTTTGGGCCGGACTGCAAGCAATTATCAAGGAATATTTTTTCCAACCTCTTACCTATTCCCAAATTACCAATTTGGTTGAGTTTGAACGTAATCATTTTCTGGATAATTTTCCCGAAGATCTGGAAACAGCTCTTCGAATCGTGGTAAATGATTACAATGGCTATTTGCCTTTGCGCATTTCTGCTGTACAAGAAGGTATGATAGTGCCTACCAAGATTGTACTGATGACAGTAGAGTTGACTGTTGAAGATCAAAGACTGCTTTCCTTGCCTTCCTATTTCGAAGCAAAAATCCAACGTGTATGGGATACTGTTTCGGTCGCTACCAAATCCTGGCATATGCGACAAGAAATTTATCGTGCGCTGGTAGAATCCTCAGATGATCCCGATGCCGAAATCAATTTTAAATTACATGATTTCGGTTCGCGCGCCACCGGCGCGATGGAAGAGGCAGCATTTGCAGGGCTCGGTCATCTTATTCCTTTCCGTGGTTCAGATACCACTGTTGCAATCATGGCAGCAAACCTGGCTTATCATGAAACAATGGCTGGCTTCAGTATTCCTGCTTCCGAGCACAGCACTACCACTGCGCATGGTCGCGGTGGCGAAAAGTACCTGGTTGAACAAATGTTCGACGCCTATGCTAAGC